CCCCGCTTACGGTATTCGTCCTTAGTGAAAATCTTGACTCTCCCATCTCTAGTGATTAAGTTGTGCGTTCTCAACCACTCAATTGCTTGTTCATAGGTTCTACGTTTGGCACCGGCATATCGACCCAGGAATTCCTCGTCTGATACTGCGGGTACGCGTCCATGATCCCTAGCGATCTTGTCCATATGAACGAACCAACTGTTGAGTGTTGTGTAAACATGTGATTTCGATTTGGGTTTGGGTGGTTCTTGAAAAACACCATCCAATTTTACAAAATAAACCCTCTCTAAGATCGCATGCATGACCGTGTCCAGGTCATTATCCGGTATATCCCAATGCGCGCCACTTGCACCATCCACGGTGTAGTAAACGCGGGACGCCTTCGTCCCTTTGACCTGCCTGACACTAGAAACACGCACCCGATTGTGCCCAGTTTTGGCCACTAACAACTGTTCGTATAGTTCGAACGGAACAGCGGTGGTTGAACTGGTGGCGTGTTTTCGTGCCAAGCAGACCTAGGCATGTTTTCCACCGCGCAACCTACTGGCCGTGAGGTTGCGCTGAGCGACACTTTCCCTGGTGGCGGGATCGGAGAACATTTCATCTATGTCCTCATCGACATCTGACGCAAGCCAGAAGAGTGACGCTGCCCACTTGATGATTCTATGCATGTCGTGTTCCCGCATGCACTTGAACCGTGGGTCTTCGTTTAGTTTGAGTGCTCGTGCCCGTCGACTACAGTCCTGATAAATTAACGTGCGATTATCAGGAGTGTCGTCTATGGGACCATGAATGGCCCGGAGGATAGCTACCAACTCTCCGGCTAACACTGGAATGCGCATGGGCCTGTTCTTTCCACGCGCTCGCTTCTTTGTCTGTACCAAGACTTCAGAAGTGATTGCCATCGCTTTCGGCATATTGGGTATGTTGATACTCGTGTCAGCCAATGGACCTTCTATAGGTACGATGTATCCATCGGCGATTCCTTCGGCCACAGCGACCATGACTGGATTTCTTTTCGGCCTAATCCAATCAGCAAGTCGCTTTCGCACAGCCTTCACAGGCCTGTGACCGAACCCACGTTTTGTACCCGCTTGGCGCTTCGGGGGCGTCAGCTTATCCGCTGTTCGCCGGCGCCATCGGGTGAACCATCGCTCCTCCTTAACTTGACAGTCTCCACAGGCACGGTGGGCGCCTAAGACTGTGTCACCAACTTGAGAACTTAAATGACCGCCCATGATCAGGGATTGGTCGGAGGTTACATTGCAACTGGTTGTTTGCCCATCCACGAATACCTCGAGTTTCCATGGGACTTGTTCAACAGTAGATGCCTTTTCCTTGTGTGTCAAGTTCAACTCCTCAAGAACGTACTTGAAGTCCTGCCAGGCAGTAAACTTCATCTCCGGTCTCGGTTTAGAGAGGTCGTCCACACAAGCTTTGAATTGAACCCAACCTGAGAAGGTCGGGGATCCAAGGGCGCGCTGGGTTTCCTGATATGCTTCCCAGCTTTCGTACTTTTGTGGAGCGGGCACCTCCCCGCTGGTTTTGACAACAGGATAGATCTTCCCTGTTGAGGTAGTTTTGCCTAAGTCGACTTCCTTCGGCGTTAGCGCCTCCCCGATAGAGGCGCTGATGTCAAATTTTCCCTTGTTTGACACAGTGCTAACATCACTGACTGTAGCATTCTTCGCACTTGCTATCTCAGTGTTGCTGCGGTTGTTGACAACAAACTTGTCGTCCTCGTAGTCATCGTCACGTTCACGTTGAACCCTACTGGGTCGAACGCCTTCGTGCGCTTTTGCCCGTTTTGCACAGGGCTTGGAACTGCGTGGTTGCTGCTTGGCAGATGATGGTGTCGACGATTTCGAGCCCCCATCTTTCTTCTGCTGCTTCTTACGCTTGTTGCGCTTGGATTGGTTTGTCATACCTAACTAGATGGTGGTGTCTCGGTTTCCACGATCTATTGGGGCGGTAATGGACTCTTGCTTTTGTGTTAGGAACTAACGACGTTCTTCGGGTTTGGTCTGTTATGTACTAGGAATGAACTGTTCTTTCAGCACACTCACTTCGACAACTGGACCTCACCAAAACAGAATCACAACTGGGCTAGTTGCTATCTGTCCCGACACGAAGGTAGGACTCCTTGTGTACCAGGATTCTCGTCAAGTCAAACGATTATCCCTCTGCTCTGTCGTAAAAGTTCAATTTAAGAAACCGAACTAAAACAACTGCCTCGTATAGTAGTGTACCCCTTAGGATCCCTTGCTATGCCGAT